CCTCAATAAACCCGCGTAAAGCCGGCTGAGTTGATTGCGGATTTAGGTAATCAGCCTCATCGAGAATAACTACTTTGTATCCGCCTTGGAGGGAAACAGTTGACGCAAATTGTTTTACTTTATTGCGCAAAGTATCAATGTTACCTTCCTCAGATCCATTAATAAGAATGTAATCTAAGTCAAGTTCATTGCATAAAGCACGAGCAATTGTTGTTTTACCAACACCTGCGGTACCGGTAAAAAGCATGTTTGGCAATTCGCCAGTTTTGATAATTTCACTAAAGGTTTTCTTTAACGCTTTAGGAAGGATTGCTTGGTCAATAGTACGAGGACGGTATTTTTCAACCCATAAGAAATCAGACATTCACTTACTCCATAATTTAGATTTATATTATACAACTTTTTTTCTGATTTGTAAATCACGAAGTTATGGATTCATAAAGTTCCTCAATCTCTTCACGTTCCTGTTGGAATTGTGCAAAGTTTTGTTTGTGGTACATTGTTGCAAGTTTATTCAAATACTTTTTCTCAATATCTGTTTTGTCTGATAGATCTTCAATAATATTTTTCTGCAAATCTTTTTCAGCTTCAACACGTAACGCAGAATTGGACCATTCTTTCATTGCATCCAAAATTGTTTTACGCTGTTCAGGATTATTCACTACCATCTTCAGAAGATTCTCCATTTTCAATTGGTTCAGACTCATTTGCCTCTGATTGGGCAAGTCGAATAAATGTGGCAAATTTGTCATAAACTCCTCCGACAAAACTCAATTCATTAGCCTTAAATGCACCTCTTTGTTGTGCAGTATTGATGACTCGCAATACATTTGTCAAGTCATCAATTGATAGACCTTCATCTTCCATATTATCCTCCAAATGATGAGTTCTTTTCAAGTGCAACCCAATATTCTGCATTATTATTTTTTGACTTGAAATTAGAAATTAGTTTACTTGAAATAGAAACATCATAATCATCGTTTACGAATTTGAAGTTACCAATGTTGAATACAAAGTTGCAAGTAATGCCATTGCCTACATTATCATCCAAATCAATCTCATATGAGTTTGCGGTTGAATCTTTTGTATCAGTTACAATAAGCTGAGGTGTTGAACCTGGTTCACATTTGATAACGCAATCAGTAACACCAAGTGCACTTGCAGCTTTACGAATATTTGACATATCATCAGCACTTAAGGTAAAGGTAACCTCACAAGGTGGCATTGTAATATCTTTAGTAGGTGATGTAAGAATTGAAGGTTCAGAAAAGAAATACTTTACAGCACGTTTACCTTCAGTCACTCGAACTGATTTATATGACTCGTCAAATACCAAGTCAGGATCATCAAACATATTAACAACACCTAGAAATTCATTCAGATCATAGATGCCGATTTGTGAAGGAATATCTTCAGTAATTGTTGCCGATGCCATAATTGATTTTGACTCAGCCATTGTCTTCACAGTTTGTCCAGGATTCAAAACAATGTTAGAATTAATCGTAGCAAAGTTTTTCAATGTGGACAAAGTTTCATTACTTAGTTTCATTGGTTTTTCTTCCTATTTAAGTTTTTCCAAACAGTATCCCACTCAGGTAAAGTGGTATCATCAAGGCTAATAGTATTGCCTTCATATGTAATATTATAATCCATAGATCCCATATTGTCAATATATCTATCAGGATCATATCCGCTAATTGTAGTTAGAATATCATCTAAATCTACTTCAATCTTATTATTTAAGTCATGCTGATGCAATGCAATAAGAGCATAGTGTAAAATCTTCATAAGATCTTTACGATTTGTTCCGTCTTTATTGCCATATCGTTGAGCATACTTAAGAACATTTCCTAAGGCAAAACCCATACCATGACCTGAGTCAATAATAAATTCTGTTGCTTGGAAATTGTTTTTAGAATAGTGTTGATTATAAGTGCTATCAACATATTGTTGGAGCTCCTGAATTAGAGCTCCTTCATTGAATTTGTAATTAACCATTTAGTGCGGACTCCAAAATATCATCAAGGCTAACATCTTCACTTGAACTTGTTTCTGATGGTTGAACATCAACTTTGCTGTATAGATCAATGAATGCTTCTTTGGTATCTTCATCAAAACGGTTTACGCAAAGTTCAATTGCTTTTTGACGGTCACCAAAGATAGAGAAACTCTGAACAATGTGACATAGGCGACGAGTAGAAACAATCTCATCAACTCCGCCGTCTTCAAATGTTTTACGAATGGTTTCACTCCATACAGTCAATAGATCCGCAAATTCTTTATCAACACAATCAAACTTTTCCATGTGCTTGATTACGATTTTCTTTTCAATTGCGGATGAAGGATAAGGTTGCTCGAGGGTAATCGTAAACCGCTCAAGGAAAGCTTCATCAATAACAGTCGCAGCAATGAAGCGACCATCATCGGAACCTTTACCTTTGGTGTTTGCCGTAGCGATTACGTTAAACCCAGAAGATGGAGAAACGACCTCACCAGTTTTTTTGATGAGAATGGGTTTGCCCTCGAGCACTCCTTGAAGACACATGATTTTATTTGATCCACGATCGATTTCATCAATGAGGAGAATGGCGCCACGTTCCATTGCTTTAATAACAGGACCTTTGTTAAATACGGTCTCACCGTTAACGAGGCGGAATCCACCAATCAGATCATCTTCATCTGTCTCAGGAGTAATCTGTACACGAACATACTCACGGTTTGCTTTTGCGCAAGCTTGTTCAACCATCATTGTTTTACCATTACCTGATAAACCAGTGATGTAAGTAGGATAAAAGATTTGAGATTTTACAATCATCTCAACATCTTTGAAGTTGCCCCAAGCAACATAAGTATTTTCTTTTTGTGGGACAAAGACTTCATCATTCATAATTGATGCAACAGCAGAAGTCATTGTAGGAGCTTCTTTTTTCTCAAATGGAACAACTGTTGCATTAAGACGGTACAATCCTCGACCAACACGAGGTTGGGAGACACAAAATTTGTAACCGGCATTTTTTGAATAACCTAGTTCTTTCGAAACTGTTGCAACTTCAATTGGTTTGAAGTCAGTTTGATTTGGATATTGGCGGTTTAGTTCAGCCAAGATTTCATTTTCATAGTTCATCATATATTCTCCATCATCAAATTATATAATAATTCTATCACAGACATTAGCATCTGTCAATAGTTTTTTTCACATTATGCAACAATTTCTGCAAATTTTGTTGCCAAAACACGGTTACCTTTTTTGGATTTTTGGAACTTCATAAATGCAGATTTGATTTTTGCTTTGGACATATCTGCATCAATTTCAAGATCATCATTATCGGTATCAAGTGATTTGCGGTCAGCCTTTACAATAAAGAAACGGTCATAACCTTTTGCACTATCCATTGAAACAAACTTTTGCTTGTTATATTCACGGCGCAATTCTTTTAGATCTTCAGTTGAAACATAGCTTTCGGAACTTGCCCAAATCGCACCATTGAAATCATAAGCACGTGCCGCAAGAAAAAATCCGATAGTTGTTACTGATTTTTGAATTTGTTGTAACAGAACACCAGTAAGATTTGTGTCACCATACCGACGGCTTGCTTTAATAAGTTTACCATTTTTCTCAAGGATCATTTCACGAGAATAAGTTTGTTCACGGTCAGCCATAACACGAATATTACGTCCTGCGCCATCAGTTAGCAATACAAGGTTTACTTTTTGAACTGGGAATTTTTTCTTGAAATCGGCAATTGTATAATCAAGCCCTAATAGAACTTCATTCAATGGTGTGCCGCCTGTGATTTCAACTGATGAAAAGTTTTCCCATGCAGACATTGTTGAACGTTTGAACAATTTGCGATAAGCATCCTCATACTTATCTTTTTTCATAGATGAACTCAAAAGTTCAAACATACGAACATCGTTAGTCTCAATGCTCCCATTTGTATTAAAGCGTTTACGCTCACGACCGCCATTGCCGCCTGAAGTAAATCCGTAAACCTCAAAAGGAATACTGACTTTTTTACAGAATGTTGCAAGGTTCAAAGTTTGCTTGATTGTTGGTCCTAGAATGCTGTCCATGGATCCACTGAAATCAATAACCATAATCATTCCGTGAGATTTTGCATCAGCTAATGTAGTTACTTTTTTGAAGATATCGTCATTGTATTTGTAACTATACAGTTTGTTTACATCAAGAGAACCAGAACGTGCGGTTTGTGCTCGAGCTGAACGGAATGCTGCCTTACGCATTTCAAATTCTTTTGCCATAACACCTGTAGTACGTTTTGTCTCATTAACAAATGCCTGATACTCATCTTCAGGAAAATCCATATTATACATTGCATATACTGTACGAGATTTTTCAACATCAGAATAAGTAAACAGCATATCCTCATATTGTTGACGAGTAAGTGATTTTACATATAAAGGTTGGTTTCCTTTCTCATCTGACTCAATTAGATCTTGTTCATTAGAACGGAAAGCATTGTCAGTTTCAACAGTTTCAGGAGATTTATTACCTGCA